GGGGGTTGGCGAACGCCGGACGCTAATATGGATCGAGGTAGTGGGTCATTTGAATATACAAGCAGAAGAATAAAAGACAAAAAACCATTAAATCTTAATGAACAATTAAACGCTATAAAAATGGGATTATTGCCGGAACCAAAAACACAAAGTTTTCCGACGCCGAAAACAAATTGCGGTTATAAACCGGCAGTTCACGGCGACGGCGGTTTAGATTTGCAAACAGCCGTCATTTTATACCCGACTCCCCGGGCGGGCGTTCCCGGAAGCCGACCGAATAAAAAGGGGGGGCGTATACTGGCGGAAGTAATCGAAAAAGCCGAAAACGCTCAAGACAGGCGATTAAACCCCGAATGGGTCGAAGCAATGATGGGTTATCCTTTATTTTGGACGGATATTAAAAAAGACAAAACAAAAGATATTAATTATCCCTTTGCATGGCTTGACGGAACATGGGAAAAAGATATTCCCCGATTAACTAAAAAAATAACAAATAGAATCAGCCGCCTTAAAGGTTTAGGAAACGCCGTCGTTCCCGAAATACCGGCTTTAATTTGGTTAATGATTAAATCTTATATGGAAGGAGTATAAAAATGGCGTTATTACAAAAAATGGATTATTTCGGCGAAAAGGTAGTTTGCGTCTATCCGAAAAATGTTGGGGACGGGGAGCGCACCCTTTGCGGGAATGTATGTTTTGTAGCCGGGCAGGGCGACGAAGACGATTCCTTTGTCGTCGGCAAACCATACGAGGGAAGCGTGTCGGAAATAACTTGTCCCGGTTGTTTGCAAATAATTAATTTTGTCAGGGGGCTATTATGAAAAGAATTTCGTTTAAACCGCAATTCGTAAACGACGCCGGAAATGATTTGATTCCCGGCAAGATTCACACAATCCGCCAAAATTATAATTTTTGGAAAGGATTTGAAGGGCGGGACGTCGCCTTGTATACATGGGACGGGACGCCATACCGTAAAGGGAGCGCACATAAAATATTTTGTGTGAAAAAAATTATTTACGTTCAGGGGATAGTTTATGACGGAACCTTTAATGCGGATATGGGCTGGGTCGTTCCCATAGACAATAAACAAAAACTAGAAGACATCGCAAAAAATGACGGATTTGAAAATTATCGGGATTTTGCCCGTTGGTTTCGGGAGGGAAACTATAGACATGGGCGAATGGCGATTTTGCATTTTACGGATTTTCGTTATTAAAGGGGGACGGCGTGAAAAAATCTACCGGGAATATGTATCCTTTTATTAGTCACACATGGAACCCCGTCAGGGGAAAATGTCCCTATGAATGTGTTTATTGTTATGCGGGACGCTGGGGCGAATTGACGCCGCTTCGCCTTGACGAAAAGGTCTTGAATGAAAAGTTAGGGGAAAATAATTTTATCTTTATTTGTTCCGGCTGTGATTTGTTTAATCCGGCGGTTCCCGACGAATGGATCAGTAAAGTAATCCTTCAGACAAAAAAGCATGAAAAAAATCAATATTTACTTCATACAAAAAACCCCGAACGCGCTCTTGCATGGGAACAAAATCTTTCTGAAAATTACGTTTTATGTGTGACGCTTGAATCCGACCGGGTCGAATGGGGGACGATAAGCAAAGCGCCGCCAATATCGAAACGGGTCGAGGCGCTTGCCAAATGGAACCGCCGAAAAATGGTCACGGTCGAACCGATTATGAAGTTTAATTTTCCCGCGCCGTATTTCGCCGACCTGATTCGGGCTTGCAATCCTGAACAAATCAATATCGGCGCGGCGACGGGCAAGGTTAAACCGCCGGAACCGAAGGCGGCGGACGTTGAATCGTTTATTAATTATTTGGGGCGTTTTTCAAAAGTCTTTTTGAAAAAAAATCTTCGACGGATATATCCGGGCAAAGGAAAACCATGTTAAAAGAAAAGACGTTATTCGGGACGGTCGACAAAGTAGCAATCGCCGTCGAAAGAATAAAAACATTCGCGCCAATGGCTTCTAATATAAACCCTGCCGGATATTATGTTTGTATATCGGGCGGAAAGGATAGTTCTGTTATTCAGGCGTTGTGTATGATGGCGGAGGTAAAATGCGAATTCGTCCATAATCACACAAGCGTCGATCACCCCGAAACGGTTTTATTTATTCGCCGTGAAAAAGAACGTATGGAAAAACTAGGATATATTTTTCGTGTCGAAGTTCCCCGCTTTTCAAATGGAAAACAAAAAACGATGTGGAACCTGATTCCAAAAAGGGGACTTCCGACAATGATGTTTCGCTGGTGTTGTCACGAATTAAAAGAATACGGCGGAATAGGGCGTTATTGTATGACGGGAATTAGATGGGAAGAATCTACAAATAGAAGTAAAAATCGAGCATTACACGAAATAGATTATAAAAACAAGAAAGAAGAAAAAATCATATTAAATAATGATAACGACATGGTTCGCCGCTTGAATGAATCATGCGTCCCAAAAAGAAAATTTGTCTTAAATCCTATTATCGACTGGACGGAAGCCGACGTATGGGATTTTATAAAAATATTTAACATTCCCTATAATCCGCTTTATAACGCCGGACAAAAAAGGGTCGGTTGTATCGGCTGTCCTATGTCTACAAACAAAAAAAGCGAATTAGAAAATAACCCAAAATATAAGGATGCATACTTCAGGGGCGGGGAAAAATGGGTCAAGCATAGAATAGAAAGGGGGTTAGACCATGCCGGAGTCATGCGAAGCGCGGAAAGTTATTTCGACTGGTGGATTAATATTTAATGGAGGGTCAATATGTTAGACAGGGAAATCGAAAAGGCGGCGGAGCTTGTCGTCGGTTTATTGGCGGAAGCGTATAGTTCGACGGAAGTATTAATCGCAATCCGGGGAACCTTGAATAAAATTCAAGACGATTATATTTTGATTCCCCGGAAGGACGGCGAAACCCTTAAAAAAGCCGTAAAATTTCACGTCGACTGCGACAAGGTAACGCCCGGCATGGAAGGGCAAGACAGCCCATATTTGCCGCTATTGGAAGCGATAGAAGAGGCGCTCCTTGCGAAGTAGGTTTGACGACGACGAAATCGGCGCCGGCGCCGATAATCCGTCGCTGGGCTTTTTTGAAAATCCCCCGGTTCCCTTGACGGAATCCGAATATTACGATCAATGGGGAAACTTGAAAACGCCGACAAGGGTTATCGAGGAAACGCACGGGGAAAACTTTATAAAAATATTCGTTTATCAATATCAGGCGGATTATTTTTTCGGGTATCAAATAAAAATCGACGGGATTGTCCGGCAAAAAAAGGCGAATATTGCGAGTCTGCCCATGCGGGACGCCGACGAAGCCCGGGAATCCGCCCGAAAAATGATTGTCGATATATGCAATCAAAAAAAAGTAACGAAGCGGATATTTGCGGAATTTACAATAATAAGATATAATCAGCCTGAATTGTTTTAAAGGGGGCTGTTATGGCAAGCGTCGCCGACATGGTACTCAATGACCCGGAAAGTTTCCATATTTTGACCGCCGACATGAAACTGCGGATAATTGACGCCGCTATTAACAAGGTTAATATTCAGGCGGCAATGGTTAGAAAAAAAGCAATCGCCAATATTCAAGCCGATTTTATAGTCCGTAACGCATGGACGGCGAAACAAGTTCAATTTTCACAAATGCCAAAAGGACGCTATTCGTTATCGGCTATTCAGGCGACCGTCGGCGTCACGGAATTGGCGTCATATATGGAGCGTCAGGAATTAGGCGGAAGTTTCGCGCCGTTAAAAGGGGGAAAAAACTTTGCGATTCCGTCGCTAGTGGCAAGGGGCGGAAATTTGGGCGTTATGGTCAAGCGTCCGTTTTGGACGCCGAATTTAAAAAGGTTAAAAGTAAAGGAAAAATTAACCGGGGGAACGGAAAAATCCCGGCAAGTAGCCCGCGCCTTCATTGCGTTTCGGGATAATAAACTGGTTCGTTATGGGGAAAACCTTTTTGTCGTCGATTCCTTTGTCGCAAGGGGCGGCAATGTTTCGTTCACGAAAAGAATGTTATATCAAAGGGATAAAACCACGATAAACACCCCTGCCCGTCCGTGGTTCCTTCCCGCCGTGGAAGCCGTCGCCCGTGAGGGGGAAAATATCTTCGCCCGGGAAATGCAAAAAGCCGGATTATAAAAACACGCGCATAAATAAAATTATTAATTTTGTTATATCGTCGTCGGTTTCATAAGTTAGTAGTTTATTAAATAATTCTTTTGTCCCTATTAGTTGTATTAAATCGGTTAATCGGATTAAATCTTTTTCGATTGTCAGGCATAAGGAAGCCTGAACGACAATGTCACGGAAAGAAAACTTTGTCCCGTTTTCAAGGGGACTTATTTTATAAGTTTTCCATATAAGGTCGTTTTGAAATTTTATGATATTTTCGTCCAAATCGTCAAGGAAAGTCCCGGGGTCTGATAATTCTTTGGCGACGGTCACAGCCGCCGCCAAAGTTTCATAATCATAGACCCCGGAAAAATCCACTATTCCCTGCCCTCTAGTTCGTGAATTTTTTTCACTTGTTCATTATACCAGTTTGTTTCGCCGGGATATTCCTTCTCAATTTGCGACCCGAATTGTTGACGAAGTATTTTCATAACTTTATAATCACGCGCCGTGATTTCGTCCGCCAGTTCTTTCCGCTTTAATTCTTTAATGCTGTCGACTTTGTGTTCTATCATGCGAAATTCCCCCCGACACTTGTTATATAAACAGGCTCTTCGGCGGTTCCCCTGTTTAATGTAACCCTGATATTAACGCCCCATTTTTCCGCTTCTTTTTCCTGATTTTGGAAAAAATACTTTTGTTTCATTTTAACCTGAACGGTCATGTCTTCCCATTCCGGCTCTTCGTCAAATGCGTTATTGCAAACTTCGACGGTCAAATGGCTCCCGTTCGGCATGGAACCCAAAACCGAAGCGACGATAACCGACGGGCGTTCGTCGGCGTCAAGCGGAACCGATAACATGAATTTTATTTCGGTTACAATCTTCGTAAAATACAAAGTCCGGCGGACGACGTTATAATAATCGTCTACAAAATCCAAAGTCAAGCAATGCTGACCGTTCAATGTTTTAATCCATACTTCCGGCGGGATTGTGAACGTGTTTTCGTCTTCCAAATCCCCCGCCTGATCTGCGATAGTCACGTCGTCAAGTCTTGCATATATCCTGACCGCCGCGCTGTTTGTGTTTGTTATTAAAAATTGAACGGAGGGGGGCGTGTCGGAGAACGCGCCCAAATCGCCGTCGTTTATTGATATATTCGGCGGGGGCGTGTGACTGATATTTCGGACGTCGCCGGTTACATAAGGACTGAATTCGTTTTTATTGTCGATAGCCCGAACCCTATATTGTACCGTGTTATATTCCATACCGATTAAATCGCCGTAATTTTGACCGGGTCCGTTGTAAATTTCCGCCCATGAACCATTGTCGTATTTACGCTCTAAAGAATAACCGACGATATAACCGTCGGGATCGCTTGCGCTCCCCCATGATATGTCAGCCTGAACCGTCCCGTATACATTATGGGGCGTGTCAAGATAAGACGGCGCGAGGGGCGATAGATTGTGAATAACGGTAAAATAGCCTTCGCCGTCGACGGAATCCGATACAAGGATTGAGGAGGGAAGATTCAAAGCGGGGCGAAGCCCAATGACGCCGTTGTAGGCGTTGACGTCGTCCAGCGCACCGTCGGAAAAGACATAGCGCACATTGCACGAGTTCGAGGCGTATGGGGAACGAAGCCAATAATACCAAACGGCGTCGGCGGCGGGGTTACTGGGATAATTTGAATCGGCAATGCAAGCGGCGTCGACCGTCGCAATGCGGGAAGCGTTATTCGAAAAACCCGCCAAAAGGGAGCCTTCGGTAAAATCGCCGGAAAGTCCGACTTCCGCCGTCGACAATAAAAATATTTTATCGACGCAAGTTTCGGTTCCGCCGCCGTCGGCTGTCGCCTTCCCGACCGTTAATGTCGTGTCTAATATTGCGTTTCGGTCGTCTTGCGAAAATTGATTCATAAATCCGGCGATTGTTTCGTATGGATTAACGGGGGTACTTCCCAAAACCCAGACGTTCGCCGCCGAAGGCGGAGCGTCGGAAGAATGAGCCGCCGCAAACCAAGCCCCCGCCCCTGCCGCGCTATTGAGCCATTTTCGGATATTGCTATAAATATACCGATTGTTTCCGTAGGACTTGCGATTATTGTCGCTATTCCCGGCTTCCTTGCCGTCGAAACACATCATTTTAATAATCCGTTCCGTCAGTATAGTTACCGCGCCGGAAGGGAACCCGGAATGGTTTTTGTCCTTAATAACCCACTTGACGGAGCTATTTCGGAAAGAACCGAATTTGACTTTTGCCCCTATGGGCAAATTTCCTAATGTTTGGGGCATAATTAAATCCTCCTCACCCGCATAGATAATAATTCGGGAAATGTCGAATAAAAATATTCGTCTATTTTTTCCCTTAATTTATATATGTTTCCGTGTGTTATGTGTCCACACCATGAAACATACGAAAACCATATTTTTTCTATTGTGATTTTTCCGATATTAAGTAAATATCGAAATTCTTTTATTTTGTTTTTCATATTTTGGACGCTGTGTTTTCTAACACGCCGGACGACCTTTCCGTTTTTCGTCAGGTAGGTTCGGAAGCCTAAAAAATCTATTCCATGCCGAAGCGGGAAAATCTGCGTTTTGCGATTGAGCGTCAAGCCGATATTTTTAATATGGTCGTTTACCATTTTTAATATTTTTTTTAATTCCGTTTTGCTTTCATGGACGATATAAAAATCGTCCATATATCGCCCGTAAATCTTTAACCCCATCTTGTCTTTTATAAAATGGTCAAGGTCGTTCAAATATAAAAGCGCGAAAAACTGGCTTGTTTGATTTCCGATGGGTATTCCCGGGCAGGGGGTACTGTCTATAATTTGCCATACAAGCCATTCGACAAATTGAATTAAATCGTTATTGTTTAATTTTGTTAATTGCTTTTTTACCTTTTCAAATAATACGACGTGAACCAATGAATAGAAAAACTTTTTTATATCCGCCTTTAACACATAACCGTCGGAATAATCCCATGCGTCCGCCGGAAGGGGGGCAAGACCTGCGAGGCGGCGTTCCTTTTCGCTTTTCGCTTTTCTACTGAAAAAATAATGTCGCAAAAACTTTTCAAGGCGGTTCAGCCCGAAATGCGTCCCCTTCCCTTTTTGGCTTGCGTAATTGTCGATAATAAAGGAATTTGTAAAACACGGCGTCAAGGCGTTGTCACACAGGCTGTGTTGAATAACTTTGTCGGGAAAACCATTTGTTTTAACAATTCTTTCCTTCGGTTCGTAAACCCTGAATTCCCGATACTTGCCGACCCTGTAGGTTTGATTTTCCAATTCTTCGGCGATTCCATATAATTTATTTATTGCGTCGTCCCGAAATTTTAACGCCGCCTGACTGTTACCCTTCCCTTTCCGGGCTTTCAAATATGCGTTATATAAACTTATAAAATCGGTTACGATATTTTTCAAAAAGAACCCCCGTTTAATAACCTTGACCATAATATATCGTTTTGGTATCGGGGGCGATTTTTTCGGCGTCCGGCTTTATTGCCGTTTGCCGGGATAAACCTTCCTTTGATGATGGGGCTCTGTTTTCGGAAATAAATTCCTAATAAGTCACGCCTTCCATCGAAGCGGGGCGAAGCCCATTGTTGCCGTTGTAGGCGTTGTTGTTGTTCAGCGTACCGTCGGAATTGACATTGCGCACATTGTACGAGTTCGAGGCGTTCTTTCAAGGTTCACCCCCGGGCGAACCATGCAACCTGTTTTCCGCATTCGCATATTCCGCCCTGTTTTTATCCGATTTGTACCATGCCGCCAGCATATTGCGGACGGAATTCGCCATGTTAGACCAAAAGGAAAAACTGGCGGAATCTATAAACCGCATACTATACGATAATTCGATATGGTTAATCAGATTTTTACAGTTTCGCATTGCCGACCTTTGCGTCGTGAATCGAAGGTCTTGTTCGTCTTTTTTATTTAACGAATAATCGTTCGCTTCGGTAATATTTGAAACGACGTCAAAAGCCTCGACCTGCATTCGGGCGCAAAGTGTTATTCGGTATTTTTTCGGAAATCGTTTTTCGTTCCCGGTTATTATTAGAGTGTGTTTCTCTAATTTTCGGGCTTCCGTTAATACCTTTAATTCGGCAATTTTCGATTTTTCCATATCCGCCTAACATTCAAGCTGGTTATAAGGGGCGTTCCATATACCGTTTAATAATTCGACCCTGTGAAGATTGTTAAACGATACCGAAATGTCGTCGCCGTTCCTTGAGCATTCGACGCGCTGACCCTCTTCGACCCATATTCCGCGCAGGATTTCGACGCCGTCCAAATTCATAAATTCGACTATAAACGGATTTGAAACGACGTCCATATATACGGCGTTTTCAAGGACGGTTATTCGGATTTCGGCAGACCTGATGGCGTTTCGGATTTCGTCATGTTCCGCAAAATTGACGATTAAATTATCAATGGTTGAATTAACCTGATTTTGTATGTCGTCGGTTATTTTTCTATTAATCGCTTTTAATGCGTTTAATACGTCCGACGCCCTCGCGCTGTCGGGTCTGCCGCTAATTTGCGACAAGTTTCCGAAGGCGTCTAATATAGCCGCTTGAAAAAACCCGAAAACCTGATTAAAAAACCGTTTGTCATATTGCGTCCCTTCGACGCTGTCGCCGGAAGGGGCGTCGACGGCTTTTCCGCCGGGATAATCGGGATCGGTTTCGTCCCGATATTGCGTGTAATTCCTGTCGATTTTAAACATTGGCGGACTCCTCCTCTTGCCATTCGATATATAATATCGCCGTTGTGTGTACCGGCTTTATTTTCAAAACGATATATTCAATAAAGTTTTTCCATTTAACGTCTACTTTGACCCGTTCAATGTATTGGATTTTTTTCCCCGACCGAATAACATTTTTACAAATGAAAAAACAAGTTTCCCAGTATTTTTCGTCGTCGGGTAACTGGTATAATTCGGAAGCGTCGTTTCTTAATACCGTCGGTTCCGCTTGTTCCATTCCCAGTCTTGCGTCGCAGACGGCTTCCGTATTTCCGCAGACCATGCTTTTATAATTACAAACCGCAATTTTGACGATTTTAATTCCGCGCGGGTCCGTGACCGGGACGTTATCGACGACCCGAACGTCGGCAATCCCCCGAAGGATATTTTCAATATGGTCAAGGGACTGACCCCCGGCGTTAATTTTCCATAACAGGTCAAGGATTTTCCGGCGGCGTGTTATTTCCCGGGCGGGAAAATATACGGCGAATGTGTTTTCCCATTTTTCGACGAACCTTGTCGTATCGGGGAACAAATCCATATAAACCAATTCCGCATTATGCCTTATATCTTCAGGCAAAACCGAAAACGCCTTGACAATTTTTCTTTTAACGCTTTTTATAAAAAGTTCAAAGGCGCGGGCGCGGGGAAATAAAAGTTTTATTGCGTCAAAAAATCTCAAAATTCCTCTCCGTTAATAAATAATTTATTCAGGCGCGACAATTCCCCCATGTCGAGGGTATAGGTCGGCTCCAGTCCGCCGTTCCGATACATGGCGACGGTTTCAAATTCGGCTTTAACCGACAAGGCGATTTGATCAATGACCGACGAAACATTGTTCCGTGAAACGATATTCGTTTTATTGTTATCGTCGGACAATCCCCGGATATACGGCTCCCGACCCAAAAAATAACTTTCAATTCCCGGGCGGATAATTTCGGCGAAGTCCTCAAGGGAAATCCCCGTCACGCCGTCGATGCGAATGTCAAAATCGACAATGCAAACCGGGCGAATATTCCGATAAGTCCTGTCAAAGTCCGGGTCAATAATTGCGGTTACGGGTTTTCGGTTTGCCCTGCCCGTTTCGGGATCGTATGAACAAGCGTCGCCGACTTGAATTAAAAGGGCTTTTGACGGAACCCGGTCGGGGAAAACGGCAGGGTTCCCCGAAATATACAAGATAACCCCTGCGGGGGATTCGGGGTTATTATAGGGGTATGTATTAAGGACGCCGGGGACGTATGACGCCCATATCCGATAATCGGAAAGGGAGCCGCCCTGCGGCTGTAAACGATAACGATTAACGACCCGGGAACGGTAGTCCGCTTCGGTTTCGTCGTCGGTCCCGTCCCGCAAAACCCCCGAAACCGTCGCCGTCTTTTTGACATTCCCCAAAGGGGAAACAAAATTCAATTCGTCGCCGTCTTGCAAGTTTCCGGCGGTTCCCGGCGTTGTACAGGTTATTTCGACGAAGGCGGTTTCGCCTAACAATGAAACGGGTTTTTCCGTTATGTAAATTTTCCCGGTTAAACTGCTTTTTAATTGCGCTCCCGGGTTCAGGGTAGAATTTCGATTCGTGACCGAAACTTCTATTTCCCCTTTCCATTGCGTCCCGCTTCGGGGTTCCCCGACGCCGATTAAAACGCCCCATTTGACAAGGGGGCGGATTTTAAATCCCAAAACCTTGACTTCCTTCCAATATGCCGTCTCCGGGTATATCTGAAGGAAAAACCAGCCGATTAATTTATAAAGTACAATAAATATTCCGGCGATTATCGTCGAAAATATTTTTATAAACGAGCGCGGAAGTATCCTTAATGAACGATTAAATTCGCTTTGGAATGCCGTAATCAGCATATCCCGAATTTCCTTAATTGTTTTGTTTTCAAATGCCATTTAACCCTGCCCCCCATAAAACCCCGTATTCGGATTCAAATATATTTTTCCCCGCCTTTGTCGCTTTAACAAAAAGACGCAAGCGGTTAATTCCCTCGGAGCGCGTGTCGATAATCAATTCGTCGGCGATTCCTTCGTCGATAATCCATTTAAGGTCAAGATTTGCCATATCCCGGGCGTCCTTAATGTTTTTGACGGTCATCGGCATAACGTGAATAAAGTTTTGAAAACGTGAAACGATTTTTTCGCTTTCCGAAACGCCTTGTAAAGTATTTCCCCACCATGTGTCCCTGTTTTTAACGGCTCCGGCGTCCGCCTTGTTTCCGCCGAAAAGGGAAATATAAACCGCCGTCCCGAATGCGGGGTCTGCGGATATAAGCCCGTCGGCGAAAACGCAATCGCCGCCGTCGGGGGTTTCAATTAATTTTAAATCACCTTGAAAGTTTGTCATGTTACCTGTCCCGGCGCGGTTGTAGCTCCCCCGCCCCCGCTTGTCGAAACGGCGATTCCCGCCGGAACCACAGCGTTAGTTGTTATGTGATCTACAATCACACAGCCTATTTTTTGCCAAAGTTCTATAACTTTAACTTGCACTTCAGGCGGGGCGTTCATATTCATAATGGCGTCGGTTATTTCCAGACCCAGTTTGTTTCCGTCCATTGCCATATTAAGTCCCCTCCGCTTTATTGCCGGTTTGCGGCGCGCCCGTTACAAGACAAAAAGGCTGTGCGCACAGACAGCCCTGCCCGTTGGGGCTTGCCATGCCGTTACATTCAAAAGAACCGTCCTTCGTTTTAACCTTGCCGATTAATTCGACGTCGCCGCCTTTGACTGTCGCCTTTGTTTTCGCTTCGGTTTTTACGTTATCGGCTTTTGATTCTATGTCTTTTTTTGCGGTTAATTTTATGTTTTCGGCGTCGATTGTAGAATCCTTTTTGGCTTCCGTTATGTGATTCTTTTTTGTCGTTTGTTTAATATCGCCGTCCGCTTCGGCTTCGATATTGCCGTCGTTCAGCATAGATAATTTTGATGTGATTTTCCCGTCGGCGTCCCGCCCGAAGAATATCTTTTCGCCGGGCTTCGCCCCCTGCGATTCGGTCAATATCCCCGCGCCGATAAAATTCCCCGTCCCGTCCACTTTCAAAATAATGACTTTGTCGTTCTTGCAAGGAACCGAATCGTCGCCGGAAGCGTTGTATAAAAAAACGGTCTGATTATAATTTTTTCGGGTTTCAAGGATTGTCCCTAAAAATTTGTCTGTTGCGTGATCAATAACCTTTCCAATTCGGGCGATTCCGTCTATTCCCACGGTAACACCTCCGGGATTTCCCCTGTATAGGAACCGGGAAGGACTAAATTCATGGAAGTAGTTTTTCCCTTAATTGTCCTTTTTAACTTAATATTCCGGGCTAAAAATTCGGTTTCCTTTTTTATCATTGCCCCCGGCGCGTGAACGGCGACGATCATTCCTTTTTGAAAAACTTTTTTGTCATGGTTTATATGGTCTTCGCATTCCAAATCATAGGAAACGCAATCGGCAAACATACGTCCGGCATAAGACAAAACGGAAGCCTCAAGGCTCCCGGGGTCGGCGTCGCTTGCGATTATCGTCATGCATCGTGTTATTCCCTTTTTAGTTAAAAACTTGTTTTCATATACATACTGATCGCAGTCATTGTCGGCGTCGGCTTTTGTGAACCCTATAATATGACTAAAAAAATCTTGAGCCTTAAACTTTGGTTTTAACGATAAAAGCGGAAGTTTCCCTTCCTTAAACGACATGAAAACCCTTTCTTTTTTGGGGGCAAAAAAAACCAAATCGCCGTCGGCGTTATTGTTAAATAACAGGCTCCGTTGTTTTGAAAGTTTGACAAGAAAGTCTAATATTTTTTCCGTCGGTTCAATAGAAACTTTGTCAAAAACGCCGCTTTCGTTTCCGTCAAATAAAACTTTAACCCCGAAGGCGTCGCCGATAGGACAGGCGATTTCTTTTAACGTCAAGCCGGAATATTCCGCCGGATATTGCGCGAGGGGGATAGTACAATCATTTAACAAACCACAGCGCGGGTATCCCTGAAGCGTGATTTCCCTTGCGTCCTTCGTGACTTCGGGGTCGGGGGTCAGCAGGGTTCCCCGCAGTTTCAATTCGCCGTTATAATAAACTTCGCAATCCTTAAAAGCGAAGGGCGCGAGGGCTTCGGCTATGGCGTCCGACGCAATATCGAACGGCGCGGAAAATGAAAAACTGTCGAAGGAATCATAATTTAAATTAATTTCGTAACCCGTGAATCCTAAAAACTTGTAACCGTCAATGACAATCGAAATATCGCCTTCGGCGTCCGATAGTTCGATTGTTTTAACGGTCTGCGGCGCAGGGGGGGCGGCTTCCGTCTTGTCTTCGCCGCCGGGAATGGCTAAAATATCGTCGGCGAAAATTAAAGGGGAGCCGTCGACGGCGGTTCGCCGCCCGGATAATTGGGGGTTTGCGGCGACGATACTCCGCCATTGCGAAGCCGTCCCCAAATATCGAATTGATATTCCGCCGAGCGTGTCGCCCGATACTACTTTATGGGAGCGCGACATTATACATGACCTCCCGCCCCATTGGTAAAACTTCTATTTCGTCGGCTGACAAATCGTTATCCGAAATAAACTTGTCGATATAATCCGTCGAACCGTATAATTCGCAGACAAGTTCTATTAATTGCCGGTCTTGATCAAGCGTGATAATCCGCCGCATGGGAAGCGATAAGGACACATTCATAATTAATTGAACGCATGAATAAACAAGTTCGTTTAATAAAAGATAGGTTTCGGAATTGGCGTCGATAACGACATTATTTTCCGTTTTGGAATCTTGAAAATTCTTCGTCGTTTCAAGCATGGTTAAAAGGCTGTTAATAACCTGAACGGACTCTTCCCGGGAAACGGCGTCCGCTTCGGGGGCGGATTCGGAAGTTAATTCGCCGGAAGGGGAAACTGCGGGGGTTCGATTAACGTCCCTTTTATCAGCGGAAGCCGACTTTACCGCTAAAGATAAGGCGGAACCCGTCGCAATGGAAGCGACACAGCCCGACAAGACAAGGTTCGTCGAATGGTAGGAATTGGCGACGTTCTTTTTTCCGAAGGGGTCATTGCGAAACTGATTAACGATGTCGGTCGTCAAAATCGAATAACCTTTTATTTTTTCCATTATGTCAATGGAAATCAGGCTCGGCTGTTTCATAAGATTGAGGGTTAATCGGGCGACGTTTAATCCTTCGACAATAAAATTATCAGCTTTTTTAATTGCGATTTGGGCGTTTGCGATAATGCTTTTTAAGGCTTTGATTCCGCTTTTTAATTCGGAAAATATTTTATTGAATTTCGCAAATGCGGCGGCGTCGCCCGAAACAAGTTTGTTCATGGCGTCATTGATAATATGAGCCTGTGTCGTCAAGGCGGACTGAAGGGCTAATTCTTCGGCGACGGTATCGACGGAAATATTTTCGGCAAAGTCAAGCGCCGCCGAATCCAATAATTTATTATAAGTTCGGTCTATAACGTCCGCCGAAACTGCGTCCATCGGCGTCGCTTCGTCGGTTATTGTTTCCGTGAACGTGACGGTTACACGGGACTCGTTCAGGGCTTCGACAAGGTCGTCTTCGCGCTTAATGTTTCCCGTCGGGATAACTTTTATTATTCCGTAGGTCGGATGTCTTAATTCGGCGACGTCCCTTTCAAATAACGACGCTTCGAATTTGTCCGCTTGTTCCATACAATTAGACCCGGTAAAAATGCAAACAAGCGGAAAGGACTTCGCCCCCGCCCCCTGATGTTGAACGTGAGCGCCATCCCGGTCGGGAAATTCAAATATACCCGTTTTTAAATTGGTTTCCCTTGAAACTTTTTCATAGTGAAACGGGAATTCCTTTCCGCTAGGGGATATATATTTGGCTTCGAGGGTCTTGTCTTGCCATGCCATTTATGCGTCCCCCGAAACGGTAACTTTGACGTTCGGCGACTTCGGTTCTTTTGTAACCCTTGCGCTCGCGCCGTCGTCGGGGGAAACCGTGATATTTACATTTTCATAATGGTCTGAACGTGAATAAATAACTTGTTCCGCCTGTGTCATGGGCGGCGCGGGGGGCGTGACCCCTTCCCGGACCGACGGCGAAATCGGCGCGATTATCTGCGTCGATTTTTCCGTCGGCATAGCGGCGGAAGCCGTCAATTCGACGGGAAGCGTTATCGTCTTTATTAGTTCCGGCGGAATAATCATTTCGGGGAATTGGTACTTGACCGGGACAATGACGGGATTCGGCACAGGCGGCGTTTGTACGGGGACGGACGCCCTCGAAACGGCGGAGGCGGGGGAAACTGCGGAATTTGCCGTTCGGCTTGTTACAGGGGCGCTATAAGCGGAAGCGGCGCGGGCTGGCTGGGTCACGTTTTCGCCGTCCGGCGAAGAACGAAGGTCAAGAAGCGTCGCTTGCCTGACGGCTTTTGTTCCGGCGGCGCTTGTTGTAACGGTTCGGGAACCTTGCAAGGGGGAAAACCCTTCCGATACAGCCGAAGGCGTCGCCGAAACCGTCGCCGAGGGCGTGACTTTTTTTGCGGCGTCTG